ACCAGACAGCAGCGAGATCCGCTGAGTAATGTAGGTCAGCTGGGTGTCGCTAAACAGAAACTCATTAAGCGACTTGCCCTGGCGCTGGATGTAGATCGAGCCAGACTCAACCGACTGCACCCGAGTGCCGGGCTTGATGCCGTTGCGGCTGACGTTCTTAAAGGTAAACGTCAGCGGCGTCACCGGATCGGTGCCTTGCTGCGGAACGACGAACTCACCGCCGGTCGTAAACACTTGGAAGTCACGCGACGAAATGATGTCCGTGATCACGTTCAGGTCATTGGTGTCGAGGGTCGCCTCGACTGCGTCATCGTCCAGCGATTCGCTTGGCACGAAATCGAAGAACAGATTGATCTTTGAGCCCCAGATGGTCGATGGGCGCGACTTGCTGCCGCCAAAATACAGCCGACCTTCATGGAACGTCACTGACCGCGGCCAGCCCTTGCCAGAGCTCCACACGTCCTCGTAGCCGGTCTCGAGCTCCCAGCTGCCGTTGGCAACCGCTGCGGTGTTGAAAAACGGGTATTCGGTGATGGCGTCGACCGATGTAGCAGAGTTGAACCGAACGATCTTTGCTCGACCCTGTGGGCTGGCATTGATGTACTGGTTGACATGGCCGCTGCTAAACACCGAGGCCGATGCGGTAATCGTGATGTTGCCGGCCACGGCAGACGGCGTGATCGTGCCGGACGGGTTGCTGGCCGACAGCGTGAAGGCGTACTTCGGGATGCTGTCAAATGTGATCGTGCTGGCAGTCCAGCTGGCATCGTTTGCGCCGCGCACAATCTTGGTCGGCTGCAGATCTGGGTGAACGACAATCAGCGTGTCAGCAGACTGCGTCCAGCACATGTCGTCGACAATGCTGCTGCCGATGCTGGTCGTCAGGTAGCTGTTGCCGCTGCTATTGATGTTGGCCACCACAGCACCGTTCTTGATGACATACATGCGGTTGTGCGTGAAGCACAGCATGTAAGAGTCATCGACCGAGAACTGAAACGGCACCAGGCGCACGCCGTTGCCGGCAGACGCGGTGCTACTGTTGGGCAGCTCAAGGATGTGTTTCAAGCCTGGCCGGCGGCGCAGTCCACCTTGCGGCTGGATCAGCACGTTGGTCGCCTTGGCCAGCGCGTTCGGATAAGACTGCAGGTCAACCCGCGCACGCAGCAGCGGGTCGAGCTCGCCCGTGCTGAAGTTGGTGGCAAAGTCGACGAAGCGCGGCATCAGTTCCTCACCGCGATCAGGGTGTAATCTTCCATCGCACGGGTCGGTTGACCCTGCGCATCGATGTTCATGGCCGTGCGTAAGAAGCCGCCACGGCCATTCTCGGACGGGTCGCCCACTGCCTTGCGCTCCCAGCGCAGCGACTTGTCCTGTTGTTCGGTGATCGGCTCGGCCAGATGCCAAGCCATCATGTACTTCATCAGCTGGGTGAAATACTGCGGCCAGGCAAACTCACCGACGCTGTACTGGTAGTCGATGAACACGGCCTCAATATTGGTCAGCAGCTGGTCACCCTGGATCTCCCAGTCTTTCTGCACTGAAGCGCCTGGGCTGGCGGTGTCATAAACAGCACGCGGGCCGGCAAGGCGGTCACCCGGCAGCTGATAGGCGTATTTCCAGACCGATGTCGGCGCTGTCAGCAGGCGAGCGAGCTGCACTTTCTTGGTGTTGAAACTCCACGGGTACATCACCAGCGTGGAGTCGCGGATGTCTGGGTACAGACGGTCGCAGACCGAGCTCTCGTCGGTGCCATCATTGAACGACGTGATGGCCTTTGCGCCAATCAGGAGCAGGGCATCTGAACAAATTGTGATCCCGGTATCACCCGCTGCCATCGCAACCTCTTAATGTGAGAAGGGGCCGATCCCTTAAAAGAGACCAGCCCCTGGTGCTACTGTTGACTGCCGGTTAGTCGCCGTCGGTAGCCGACAGAGTTGTGCCGTCAGTCACGTCGACCACGCCCGAAGCGTTGGACACGACGTAGACCAGGGTGACCACGGCGGTCGAGCCGGTCGAGGTCACGCAGTGGATCACGTCGCCAACCTCAAGGGTGTTGGCCAGTGAGTTGAAGTAGCCCGACGTGTTGACATCCGCGATGGCGTCTGCGGTTTTGTAGCCATACATCGACGGAGCGTTGCCGCGCTTGGACGCGGAGTAGGCGGTAAAGCCAGCTGCATCGTATGCCATGATTCAGCCCTCCCTATTAAGCTGCAGCCGCAGTATCGCGGGCAGTGATCTTGACGATACCCTCGGCATCGATCGCAATTGCACCAGCCGAGAACAGAGCATTGACCAGCCAGCTCGTCTTCTCAGGGATGTAGTTGATCTCAGTCTTGGGTGCGATGCCTTCTGCGTAGCCGATGGCGTCCTTGTGGAAGGCGTACAGAGTACGATCCGACGAACCATCGATCGGCAAGCCACCTTCAGTGCGGTCACCCAGCACATGGAAAGTGAAGCCCATGTATTGGTTGATCTCGCCCTGAACCAGCGCCTTGACGGTGTTGAAGTCCGAGCTGGTGACTGAAGTCTGCTCGAGCATCGATGCCAGCGAGTTGGCGTGGATGATGATGTTGCGACCATCAGCCGGCACGTTCTTGGCGTTCAGGATCTTCGCAGCTTCGCGCAGCTTGGCGATGTTCATGTTGGTGTTCGAGCCACCAATTGAATTTGCCACGGTGCCGGTGCCAGAAGCAGCGTTCAGAGCGTCGAGGATCAGCTGATCCTGGCGACGGCCAATCGCAGCGCCGACGACCTGGGCGAGCTCAGAGCGCTCGTCAAAGTTGACCTTTGCCTGCGAGAAAACATCCGAATACTCAGCAGCGTTCCAGTCGGACAGCGTGCAGGTAACGGTCGAGAAGCCGACGTTCATCGGCGTGACATCGGTCTGGGTCACGCGGGCAGTTGCCACGCCACGACCGACCTTCGGGAATCTTACGGTAGAGCCTTCGACACCACGACGCTGACGCACAGCGCCCACCAGCATTGCCTTGCCCTGGTAAGCCTGTTTGACCTCTGCGTCGAACAGTGTCACAAAGGCGTTGCTCAGAGAGATAGCCATTTGTAAACCTCGTTCGGTTAATTAGTCAGGGTTTGCGCGTCGGTGAGCCGCGTCATGCGGGCCTGTGCTTGCTGCTTACGGCAGCCACTCGGCAGCATCTCGCTGCGAGTCAGGGTCGGGGAAACCCGGTGGGCCTTGCCGCAGATTGTAGGCAACTTTATCCAAAATGCAACACAGTCGATTGCAATCTGTACAAGACCCGACCGGTTAGTCCTTGACGACCTGGTTGAACAGCTTCTCGACCTTCTGCCGGTAGGCGGGGTCGGTCTTGTACTTGGGATCGGCCACCATCTGGTAGAGCTCTTCTTGAGTCGGCGCTCCTTCAATCGGTGCAGACTGGATTGGCACCCGGCCCTCGTAGGCTTCGCGGATCTTGACCAGGGCGTTCAGGCCTCGAGCCGTGCCACCCATGATCTTGAACTCGTCGAAGTCCTCGGCTGACCAGACGCCCTTGTTGACCAGGCCACGCGCCCAGTCGACCATGCCGTCGACCATCGCCCGTCCGTTGGGGCCGAGCTTCTTCATTTCTACGGCTGGGTCGACAAAGTCAGCAGACATGATCTCCTTGGCCTGGGTCTGCAGCTGGCCGACCAGGTCGTCGAACTGCGCCTGAGACAGGCCGTTCTCCTTTGCCCAGCCGGACAGGGTGTTTGCCATCGGGTTTTCGGCGTTGCCTTCGCCAAAGGATGATAGGTCGTACTTGCCATCAGCCGGGGCGTTGTGAGCGCCCTTGGAGATCTTGCCGCGCAGATCTCGCCAGCTCTTTGCCAGCCCCTCAAAGTCGGCGTTGCCGTCCTTCCAGAAGTTTTCCGGCAGCCACTCTGGCCGATCAGTTGGGCTGACCGGCGCAGACGGGTCTGGCGCTTTGTGGTCGATCGCGACTTGTTGCGGATTCGGTTCTTGTTGGTTTTCGTCCGTGACTGAAACACCGTCGAGTAGGCCGGACTGACCGGGCTCGACTGCTGCGGTTTCGCTCATAGGCTCCTTGCTTGGTTGATCCGTGCGATCAGATCCCGCACGACATTGCGCTGCCCTTCGGCAAAGAATGCGTGCGAGGGGTCGTTGCCTGGCACGGCGACAGGCACGTCCACATACATCTCGCGCAGCCACTTGAGCAGTGCTTGGCCATCCTCATCGCCAAACACTCTCAAGCAAAGCCGCGCTAGGTCTTCGCGCTGCTGGGTGACCTCGCGGATGTCTTCGGTCTGGCCCAGCGCTTCGAGCTCATCCCAGCTCATGCGCCCATCCCTTCAGGTGCGGGCAGAGCGCCTTGCTGCGCCTGCATTGCCATCGCTTGCGCCATCGCCTGCTGCTGCTGGATCTGCTGGGCCTCTTCCATCAGCACGGCACGCTCTTCGCGGGTGTTTCGGACAATCGCCGGCACGCCGAGCTTGTCGCCGATGTAGTCGACGACGGCGTCGTTCTTGAGCGCCAGCTGGCCGTCCGAGCCAAACTGACCGGACACCATCAGCTGCGTGTACTGCAGGATGGCGTTGACCTCTTCCATGTTCTGCGCCATCGCCAGC